GTTAAAATGGCTGATTGGAAAGCCGCTGCTCGTCGTTGGATTAAAGCGAATACAAGTAAAACGATAAACAATGGAACAGATAAAATCGGAAGTCGCAACACTCGCGAAGGACTCAACGCTATGCGTGACGCACTTAATGGCGGAGTTAAATAAGACGCAAGCCGCGCGTAATGGTGTTCAATTTTTCAATGCTAACGGAGATATTTTCGCTAACTTATTTTCAAGGTGCTGCGTGCTTATCGGATGCGTAGCACCTACGCCAGAAGCCGCCATCGTTCTCGCTAATTTCCTGCGCGATCACAAGCCTCTTGTTTATGACACCGAGTTATTATTAGCAGTTGAACTGAACGTTGCAGGCAAATACCCAAGCAGGACAGAGCATTATAATAGTTTTGATGCTTCTTACTGCGGGCAAGTTTTGGAGAAATTTATCGAGTACAAAAGAGAGCTGCATTTAAAGGAAGCACGCCAACCAAAATTAAACGAGGAAACAAAATTGCTTTCCGAGCCTACCTCCGACGATAGCTTTGAAAAAATTATTCAATCAGACATCGATAATTTTAGAGAGGGTAAAAGTATGCTCGCGGCTCAGACACTTGCGCCATTTGTTGTAGATTATTTAGCGTCCAAAGGACGATTGGAACACTTGACAGACGAGACACTTATTAAGTGGCAAATTGAAGCCAAAGAAAACATTTTTAGAAATTACCCAGACAAGTGGACTCGCGGAAAAGTTCAACGATTAAAAAACGAAAATCATCCATTGTATAACGAGTTTCAAAAATCCGTATTGATGGAACGAAAAAGAATTATTTATTTCAACTACCTAAAAGAAAATTTAAAATGAACGGCTCACATCATAACACCACGATGGAACACGCTCCAATACTTAACGTGTTGGAATCACGAGCGAGACATCAAGAGAAAATCATTATTGATTTATTCAAGCGTTTTCAGTCTCTGACTCCATCGCAAGTTTATCAATTAGTTAAACAACAGTACCCATTGACAAGTGTTCGTCGCGCGATTACTAACTTAACTGGCGCAGGGGAGTTGATTAAAACGGATCAAAAGAAAATCGGCATCTACGGGCGTAGTGAATACGTTTGGAAAAAAGCAGGATTATGATAGAAACAACTTCGGTTAAATACCATCCAAAGCAAATTGAAGCACTGAAATATCTTAGCGCGAAAAGTGATGTGTCTAAGATTCTTTATGGCGGTGGCGTTTTCTCCGGTAAATCTTTTTTTGGATGCGATTGGCAGATTAAAAGACGGCTGAAGTACCCCAACACAAAAGGACTCATCGGTCGAGCTGAGTTAAAGAAGTTGAGGTTGTCTACTATGCAGACATTTTTTGAACTGCTGACTGTTTATAACATTAAGCCCGGTATACACTACACATACAATGGACAAGACCACGTCATTAAATGGTATAATGGTAGTCAGACCATTTTGATGGATTTGGCTGATATGCCAAGTGATCCCGACTTCCAGAGATTTGGATCCATAGAAATAACAGACTATTTCATCGATGAGGCTGCAGAGGTGTCCAAACGTTGTGTAGACATTTTACACTCGCGCGTGAGGTATCGATTAATAAACGATAAGCCTAAAGGATTAATGACCTGCAATCCATCGAAAGGATGGCTTTACAATGAGTTTTACTTACCAAATAAGAATGGAGAATTGAGTGCAGAGAAAGCATTTGTAAAAGCCTTGCCAACTGACAACCCGTATATGTCGGAGAGTTACTACAAGAACCTGCTATTGCTTCCACCGCACGACCAAGAACGCTTGTTAAAAGGAAATTGGGAGTTTGATGACGATGCATCCAAGATGTTTTTCACCAACGATCTCAATGCTATGTTTCGTCAAGAACCTGCAACTGGAAAGAAATTCATTACTGCAGACATTGCTCGACTTGGTGAGGACAAAACAGTTGTAATTTTATGGGATGAGTTGACTGTTGTTCAAATTACCACTCTTGAAAAAAAACGAATTGATGAGATTTGTGAATTTATTCGTGGTATGCGCGACATTCACCAAGTGCCTTTAAAGAACATCATTTGTGATGAGGATGGTTTGGGCGGCGGTGTTGTCGATACGTTAAAATGTACTGGGTTTAAAAATGGATCTGCAGCAACCAAACCGAAAGATTACGCGAATTTAAAATCCGAGTGTTATTTTCTTTTGGCGAATTATGTAAGCAGTGGTAAAATAGCCGTAAATTTAAGCGGCGATGTGACTGAGATTAAAAATAGAATAATTCAAGAGTTTGAAACTATCCGCAGGGCTAATATGGACAAGGACACCCGCCTTAGCGTTGTGGGTAAAAAAGAAATTAAGGCTAAGTATAGTTTCTCTCCAGACCACGCCGACGCGATGATGATGCGTATGTACTACGAGCTTCATCCGAACAAGGGAAATTATATGATTAAATAAACCAAGTAAACAAATAAAAATGAACACAAAAGAAAAACCAAAGAGTTGGGCGGTATTGAATGACGGCTCACAGAGATTTAAAGATACAGTTATGAAGTGCTTGAATGAAAAGTATGGTCACGACTTTGAAGGAATTAATGTAGGCGAATGTTACGGAATAAATAAAAAAGGTGATTTCGATATAAGAAATGTGTCACAATTAGACCATTTTGACACCATCCTAACCCTTGACGAGTTCTGCGAAATCTTCTTAAGCGAGAAGAAAGAATACTCAAAGTGTACTTGTGCTAATGGTTTAGAATACTCAAATTGCCATAAACAATGTGAAAGAGTGTTAGATGAGCAATCACCAAACATAGACGCGGCAGAAGAAAAACAAACTGCGGTTGAATGGTTAGTATCTAGGCTAAACAAAGAAGGGTTTGCTCCCGTAGTCACACAAGAGGAAATAGAGCAAGCCAAAGCAATGGAAAAGGAGCAGATTGGTGAAGCCTATAAAAATGGATTCGCATATCGTGATACTTTTGGATGGGAAGGTGAAACAGACTGGAATGACCAAGTTGGTTTTATCGAAAACGAAATGGAACTTAAAGAATACTACAACAAAACATATGGAGGTGATGAATGAAAAATAACGACATTCAAGAGTTTGGTTTAATGGAAATCGAACTGAAGAACACAAAAAGAATTTTAGCGAGTTTGGAGAAGGCTCTAGAAGATAAAGATAAACAAATTGCAGAAATGTATAGTGAGGAAGATGTTTATACTATTTTGGTAGAACACACTATTGAATTATTTAAAAAAGAACCTTGCACCTTAGATGAATGGTTTGAAAAACATAAAAAGAAGTAATTGATTAAAATAACACACAAATGAAAAACACACAAGCAACGCTTCAAGCGTTAAGGCTACCCGATAGCCTCGCTCCATTCGATGGGTTGATAATCGAAAAGATTACCAATACACCAACGATTATCGAGACTATTAACTACGATAAAAGAATCAATGGCAAGCCAACCATTACAACCGAAGTCGTATTTAAACAAACAAAGGATCTTACTAAATCCTATTTTCTCAACTGGATTCAACAAAGAATCAACCATCCAAAATCCGTTATCGGTAGTGAACTTGAAAACGACTATTTTTTTGGATACGAGCGTTACGAAGGAATTATTCCAATCGGCTATTTAGCAGGGAAAACAGTGACATTCGCGGGATCAAAAATCCAAATTAGCGGAGATGGTGTTTACAAGCAAATGACAATAACATCTAATATCGGCAGAAACGTTAACGCGCAAGGTCAACCTCTTGCTTTTGAAGATTGGCAGATGACTGTAAGACGTGAACGCGTTATTGTTTTAGGCGGAAAGTCTCTCAAGCCAACTATTTCTAACCCAACTTTTAAAGTTACTGAGGTAGCAGCTATGTTAGGCGTCACGCGAAATCAACTTGATGAGTTGTGTTCTGAGATTTATAAAATCGACACCAATGTTGACACTACAAAGAACATTATCTCCACCGCTTGTTATGCGACATTTAAACGTGTTGGAACAGAACTCACGGCTACTATGCACGTTTTGTACAATGGTCTTGAAAGTAAACCCTCTGGATTAATCACGAGCTATGGAAAACAGTACCCCGGACACGTCACTCGTTGGAGACTATACAACGGCTCAAATGATAATGTCTCGTATGGCGCAAGTGAGGTAGTGAGTGAACAAATTACTTATACCATTACCGACGAAAAAACAATTGATGGAGCGACACTATGGGCGACATTTGAAGAGTTACCCGCGCAGGGAAAAGGATGGGGAAGCGAAGCTATTTACTTGCTTATAGATGGGCAAGATCCCGTTAGAACTTATTGAGTTAAGGGTGAGTGAGGAGAGAGAAAAAAGCCGTCCTAATTGGGCGGTTTTTTTGTTATGGTATATGTGTATTTATTTACAAACCATCTACCCACATAATAAAGACAGATAAAGAAAAGGACGAGCCAAATGAACCACCACGGAAATGTGGTACGTTTTTTTTCTGAGTGTTTTTTTATTTCTTTTTTCTTTACCTCAACTTTCGACTTTTCCTTTCGATGCGTGGTAGTTGTTTCCTTAATTACTATTGGCACATCCTTTTTTTTAGTAATTGCAACCACGTTTATTTTATTGTTTTTTTTGTCCACTTTAATCGTAACCAAATGATTTTCGTTGTCGATTATTTTTGTCGTTGTTGTATCAAGTGGAATAGGCGCGATGACATTTGACGTGTCTGGTTGAACAGTCACAATTGTGTCCACTGCACGAGTTACAATAGATGTCTCTTCTATCGTTGTGGTAGCGGTTGAATCGATTAATGACTTATCGATAGACGATGTCTTTTTGAGTTTACCGCAGGATGTGAGCGCGATAATAGCAATCAATAAAATTAAAAATCTATTCATCACAATTGTGTTTTAACATCAAAACAAGGACAAGCCTTCACCCATTCGTGTTTCTCAACCACACCATCACCATCCTTGTCCGGAGACAAGTCGCGGTGTCCTAAAACAACTGCTTTAGGGAACTGCATTTTTAAGTCATTGATACGCATTCGCAGTTTATGTTTTTGGCTATCCGTTCTGTTGTCTACGGGTTTTCCAAATTTATCTACTCCTCCGATATAACATACGTGGATAGAATTTTCATTGTAACCTCTCACGCCATTTGTGGGATAGATAATTGATTGCAACTGAGTTTCTACCCCTCGGCTATCGATTATGTAGTGATAACCTACACTCTTCCAACCGATTTTTTTCCAATAGTTTTTTATTGACTCGACCGAAGCGTCTTGAGTTCCCCCAGAGCAGTGAATAACTATGTATTTAATTTCTCTCATTCGTCTTTTTTTATTTTACCTACTTCTCTCTTTAACACTTGAGCGACTCCAATTGATTTTTTAAAATAAAACCAAGTGCCTTTGTTCTTATTGATTGCACGAATGTTTTCATCAATGGAATAACCCTCGTTAATTATAACCATAAGTGCCGCGACCTTAGTGACGAACAACGGAACTTGAATGAACATAGCCACTATGCCGCCAAGAATCAACGTGTCTACCGCATAAGCGACGATGATAACCCCTTGATAAACGAGCATTTTGGAAACTACTGACGCGAGCTTATTGCTTGTTATTTTAACCCTTCTTTTTTTGCTTGACCAAACTCCTAAAACAGTATCGATTATAATTAAAAATCCTACCAAAACCAATAAGTGTTTGATTGGAGTGAGCAAACTAAGAGCAGCGAAAAAAAGATATTTAAGATTCGCAGAAAGAATTATAGATTTCATCTCTTGTTCTGCTTTTTGCTTAAATACTGTTTTAACTTTTCGTGCAGGATTTTTTTATCCGCTTTTGTAACTGTCTTTTTAGCCATAGTAACCTCCCGTGTATGCAAATAACCAATTGTTTAATTCACTAAGTGATGTCGCGTTGAGCAATGGATTGCTTGAAGCAGTGTTGCCGCTACTAAATCGCATTGTGTTCTGTGAGTAGGCAGATTTTCTTGGACACAAATTCGGGAAATCGTTGTTGGTGTACTCTGGGATTTCCGATGAGTTCTGACAAAGGAAACGAATCATCCTCTCCGTGTACATCTGCGCGTTATTGGTAGCCGCGTCCACAAGCATTTTAAACTGTGCTTCTGTGATGGGTTGAAAATCCTCACCTGAGCGAATGCTTAGTGTACTGTTATCGTGTTTGACGAGTAAATAGGGATACAATTCAACCATTGTCCATTGCGTAAGCATTGGTTTGATATACTCGTGTAAAATCGTTGAATAAATGCCGCTTAAATCGTCATTATCGATGTCCTCTTTAATCTTATTGAGCAAATTCGTTCCAAGATAAACCTCAGCGTGCTTGTCTTGTGCTATCTTTAAGGAAGGCACAATCATATTCTCCTCAACTTGCGAAGTCAAGTTGGTGTTTTCTTGAATGTACTTGTAGTTAATTAAATAAATCTGAGCCATTATTTAAGCGTATTTGAGTGATCCGCGTGTTGGTGTATTTATTGGGGCAACACCTTCAACCCCCTTTTGAGGAACGAATGGAACGTTAGCAACACGAACGTCATTTTTTAATCCATCGTTAGGCAAAAACTTACCACCTTCGCGCTTTCGGAAGTAGATTCTTCGCTCCCATTTATGGTGACAATAAACACCACCTTTCCATTCAAAAATTGAATAGTTGCTTGAGCCTTGTGGGGCGAATTGACCATTTACGCCATCGTTACCCATTTCAATAATGTCCTCGTATCTAAATACGTTTCCTGCTTGCGCTAATGCGACCATTTGCTTGCAAAACTGTCTACTATCTTGCGAAATGTTTTGAGAATAAGAATAGCGCAATTTGTATAGCCCACTATCACCCCAACGACTTCTTTCATCTCCGTTAGCGTAAGAGCCTACACTTGCTAATTCAAATGTTTTCTTGAATAAATTATCTATGTAATTCTGCTCCTCTTCAATGGTGTCAAATGCAGGAACGATAATATCCTCGTCGTACTCTTCCCACTCATCGAGGTCAATTTGTTCGGCAACCGTTTTTAAATAATCGATTGCTTTATCGTCATCAAAATCTGATTGATGCGTGCTGCAACATACACTGTGCAACTCCTCTTCTTTATATCTCTCAACTATTCGTAAAGCCCAATCTCTTCCTGCATCACCACCCCACAACTGCCAAGCTATACGTCCTGCAGTTGGGAAACCATCCTCTCCATCATTCCACCCAGTTGCTTCTTTGTCGACTTCGTGGCGAGAGAAGTAACTATTCATCCTTTTGACAGTGTCGTAAGAAAGATTTCTTTTATTACTGATGTCTCTTGCACGAGCAACGCCAACCTCAGTACCACCACGACCAAATTCTTCTCGCCATTTTAAGCCAAGTTCTGCTTCAGCAGCCATCTCGTTTGTTGGCTCAAAACTATCCGGTATTTCTAAATTAACTTTTTTTTTTTGAAGAGACACTTGTTTCAATGGATCAACAAAAGTGATTTTTGTATCAATCCCTGCCACTTGCATTATGTACTCAATCGTTTCCGCTATCATTCGACGATACGGCTCGATTCGTTTCTCCATAAAAATTTTAAGACCTTCCGTCATTTCATCTGCATTGGATGAAAACCCGTTGGGATTTTTAACACCAAATAAAAGAGGAGTAGTCACCCCGTGACTCACCATCGTTGCTTCTACCGATTGAGTGGATAGGTATTCGTATTGTTTATCCGCATCTGACAAAGGGAACGTTTCGAATGTAGCCGCAACATCTTTGTTGTCATTAAAAAGAAAAATAGCCTTACCCGCATTTCTCGCTCCACTCATTTTGTTTTCAAAATCCCTTGTCATCAAATCCGCGCCGTTGCCATCTGGTTGCCCGTTGTTAAACTGCACGATGATGGATGGAAAGAATCCATTCATAATGTTGTTGACGTGGTAAAGACCAATTTGTCTTGAAAGTTCGATATAGTTCAAACCACCGATGTAATCGGGTTTAGGATAGTACATAGAACCTACCGCTTGACGGAAATTATACACCGCGTAACGCACGGGCGCATCCTCTTCATTCTCACTTGGCAGTTTTGTAAATAATGGGATAAATACGGGTTTGTTTTGCTTCTTATTAGTGTTTTTCCAATCGCGGGAATACCACACGCCATTTATCTTATCAGTCTCCTCCGAATAACTAACGCGACAATTTTCAAATGGCAAGTGATTAACGCGAGCCACACCTTTTTTATCGGCAGTTAAAATTATCTCTAAGTAAAATCCGCCTTGAATCTTCAAGTCACTACACACGTTGTCTATGTGTTTACTTGTTCCCCACATAGATAATTGGATGGATCCTGCTCCGGTAGCATACAAACCATCTCCAACAATCATTGAAGCTATTGCATTACATAACGCGTTATGATAAGGCGCACTATAATACAAGTCGATGAGATAATTGGGATAGGCATTGTCTGCGCCATAAGTCACCCAACCCTTTTTGTCCTCTGTTTCTCGCGTGGATACGGCTTCATACATAGCCATATTAACGACCATCGTTTTATTCTGCGAACTTGATGGTTGGTGTTCCGCTATCTGAGTAAGTTGGTTGTTCTCCATCTTTTAATAAAATTAAACGACCTTGTTCGCACTTGCCAACTACGGTCACGTTTTCGGGATCTGTATTTGACGAACTATTTTGTCCGTAAACGACATAAAAATATTGACCGCTATTTTCTAATCCAACAGTAGTCACAGTCAATTCGGTGTCTCGTTCGTTCTCGGTCACGATAGTAGCCACTTGAGCCAAACGATTGTTAGAATCGTCAGTGTTGTCCTCGTATTGAAAAACAACGAGGTAGTGAGTGAATGAATCTGCAAAAAAACTACGAGCTTCACTCAGCGTCAAGTGAATCGTCTGGTTTGCTTCGTTGTGGTTTAGATAGATCATTCTCTTTTTGCTTTTTTTCATCAATCAAATGAGGAAACAATTTTACAAGTTTCGCTAATTGTTCCTGCGAGCATTCGTTCAAACGAATATCGCGACCATTAATAGTCACGATTTTATCTTTTGGTATAAATTTCATAGGTCAAATATAATGAAATAAAGGGGCTTATTCAACCCCCTTATTTTGATTCCTACTATTAAACCGCAGAACCGATTGTGATGTCGGCAAAGTTGTCGAAAGGATCTGTCGTGTAATTCTCAAGACGAGCTGCACGAGCAGGCTCTTCAGCAACAAGAGCCAATGTGTAACCATTGTAATCAGTTGCGTTAGTACCCGTTGCTCCAGTACCCGTTGTCAAACGCGCTCCTCTCAATCGACCAATAAACCAAATGTTGTTGTTTGCGTCTTGAACGAAAACCGCCAAGTCGTTTTTAGCCAACTTATGCAATTCGGTTTGTTTGCGCTGCGTCAAGATTTGCACTTGGAAATTCACTGTTTGATTATAAGCGAGAGATCCCGTAGCTTCGTTGCTCAATGTCTCTTCAAGACTATTCGCTTGACCTTTTTTCAATTCGTATGGGTAGATAGTTGCCTCTGGAAGAGTCTCAACTTGTCCACTTGTACCATCAAGAGCGACACCCGTTGCGAAATCCGAATAAAGACCTATCCATAGTTTTTTCAATCCACCAATTGCATCCGAGCAATCGAGGTTGAAACCAGTAGTTAATTCTACACAAGCCATTTTATTTTTTTGTTTTATCCAAAAAAGGCGGCAGTCGCCCGCCGCCCTTTTCAGTGATTATTATTCGATGATTACGCGTTATCCAAGTGATACAATGCGATTTCGTTTCCGAAGCCATATTGCACTGCACCATAGAAGTCAGCAGAGAAACGAACTGTCTTGTCTCCGTTTACCGGTTCCATATCAATCACAGAGATGCTTGAGAAATCTTCAGTTGTGTTTGTTCCCATCCACAAGTT